CCGGTGGCACACGCTGCCGTATCAGAAAGGAATGATGGACGCGGTGACTGATCCGGCTGTGGAGCAGATCACGGTGATGAAGTCAGCGCGTGTGGGTTACACCAAGATGATCAACCACGCGATTGGTTATCACGTCCACCAGGACGCTTGTCCAATCATGGTTGTGCAGCCGACTGTGGAGGACGCGCAGGGTTACTCAAAGGAGGAGATCGCCCCGATGTTGAGGGACACGCCTTGTCTGGCTGGCTTGGTGAGTGAGTCGAAAGCGAAGGACGGTAACAACACGATTCTGCAGAAAAATTTTCCTGGCGGCACGTTGTCGCTGGTGGGGGCGAACTCACCGCGTGGCTTCAGGCGTGTAAGTAGGCGCGTTGTTTTGTTTGATGAGGTTGACGGCTATCCGGCATCAGCTGGTTCTGAGGGTGATCAGATCAAACTGGGCATCAAGCGAACTGAGTATTACTGGAACCGCAAGATCATTGCCGGCAGCACACCGACGGTGAAGGACTTCAGCCGCATCGAGCGGATGTTCGGCGAGTCAGACCAGCGCCGGTACTACTGCCCTTGTCCAGATTGTGGTCACATGCAATATCTGAAGTGGGCAAATATCCGGTGGACTGACAACGATCCTGAGACTGCGACTTATGCGTGCGAGAGCTGCGGCACGTTGATCCCGCACAGCAAAAAGCGGTGGATGGTTGAGCGCGGTGAGTGGCGCGCTACTGCGCCGGGCAACGGTAAGCACGCAGGGTTTCACATCTGGGCGGCGTATAGCTACAGCCCGAACGCGCGTTGGGCTGATCTAGTCGCTGAGTTTTTAGAGGCCAAGTCAAACCCTGAGCAGCTGCGAGTGTGGATCAACACGACACTCGGTCAAACGTGGTCAGACGATTACAGCAGCGCGATGAGTGCTGAGGTTTTGCTTGAGCGCTGTGAGGATTATCAAGAGGGAGTGCTGCCAGCTGGGGTGCTGGCGGTGACGATCGGCGTTGACGTGCAGGGCGGCGGCGGAACGCTTGGGGAAAGATTGGCGATCAGCGTGTGGGGCTGGGGCCGAAAGGAAGAGGGCTGGCTTATCCAATACCGCGAAATCGCCGGAGACCCAACGCGGTCTGAGGTTTGGAAGCGGCTCGATGAGTTTGTGATGCGCCGCTGGCCGCATGAGTTGGGGGGCAGCCTCAAGGCTGATTTCACTGCAGTTGACTCAGGCGGTCTGGCTACATCTGAGGTTTACCAATACGCCAGGGAGCGGAAGGCGCATGGCGTCATTGCGATTAAAGGTCAAAGCCAGCGGGACAAACCGCCGATTGGCAAGGCCACAAGGGTGGACATCAATGCCAACGGCAAGACGTTAAAGAAAGGCGCGATGTTGTTTCCAGTCGGTGTTCACAACATTAAGAACACAATGGCAGGGCGTTTGAAATACACCGAGCCAGGTGAGGGCTATTTGCACTTTCACGCGACAACAGGTGAGGAGTTTTTCAAAATGCTTACGGCGGAGGCGCAAAAAATCAAATTTGTGAACGGCTTCCCGCAGAGAATTTGGGTGAAGAAAGGCGGCGCGCGAAATGAAAGCTGGGACGGTTTGATTTATTGTTACGCGTGCTTGCAGCTGCTCTATCGAAAATACGATCGGCGGACTATTTGGGATCAGTTGGAAAAGCGCCTCGAACAGCCGCTAAGATCAAAGGAAGTAAAGGCGAAGCCGGCCCCTTCGTCGTCGTTCGTTAGCAACTGGTAAGACCGTGACGCAACTCCCAGACAAAATCAGGGCAGGAGACACGATCAAATGGCGTCACGAAGCCAGCAGGGACAACCTTGGGAACACAGTCACCAGCACTGACTTCACGCTCAAGTATTTTTTGCGGACAAATACCAATAGTCTCGGTCACACTGTCACTGGAACCGCTTTTGGCACAGGGTGGGAATTCACGATCAGTGCATCTGACTCAGACGCGTTCAATGCTGGAGATTGGTTCTGGCAGGCCATTGCTACTAAGGGCAGCGAATCAATAACGCTTGCGACTGGTCGCCTTGAAGTGTTGGCCGGGTTGGATTACACAGGCACGCCAGTTGCTCTTGATGACCGAACGCAAGCTGAAAAGGATCTAGCAGCTGTTCAAAAAGCAATTAGAGATATTGCTAACGGCAACACGGTCAAGAGTTACAGCGTGGCAGGCAGAAGCCTGACTCGTTATGAAATGTCTGATTTGATAGCTCTTGAATCTAAGCTCAAGTTCGAGGTGCAGCGTGAGCGCCGCGCCGCGCTGATTGCCAATGGCAAAGGCGATCCTTTTAACCTCTTTGTACGTTTCTGATGAGCCTGGCAACGCGACTTTTTCGGGCTCTAGGTTATGAGCCTCGCCGCCCAAGGCGGAGGCAGTACGAAGGCGCGACGATCAGTCGCTTGACGTCTAGCTGGGTGACTAGCGGGACGAGTGCTGACGCTGAGGTGCATGGCAGTCTTGCCAGGTTGCGCAACCGCGCACGTCAGCTGGTGCGGGATTCTGACTACGCACGGCAAGCAAAGCGGGCCGTGATGAACAACGTTATTGGGACAGGAATAAAGCTGCAGGCCCAGGTGCTGATGCAGCGCGGTGGTCGCCTCGATGAGGAGTTGAACAAGCGCATAGAAAAGGCATGGAAGTATTGGGGATATAAGAGCTATTGCGACGTTGCTGGTCGCCTTTGCTTTGCCGACATCGAGCGCATGATTGTTGGCGCGATGTGTGAATCCGGCGAGGTTTTCGTCAGGGTGATCCGTCGTCCGTTTGGCGGCAGCCAGATTCCATTTGCGTTGCAAGTTATTGAGTCAGATCAACTTGACGAGACTTTCTCAGGCAAGGCCAGCGCTGATGGCAATGAATGGCGCATGGGGGTGGAGGTCGATCAGTTTGGCCGCGCTGTGCGTTATGCGTTTTTGCAAAAACATCCTGGCGATGCACCGTTCAGCGGCACTGCAGCAAAGCGGCACCTGATGTTGTCGGCTGATGAGGTGTTGCACTTGTATATCCAAGAGCGCCCAGGTCAAACCCGTGGCGTCACTTGGTTTGCATCAGCAATCAAGCGACTGCATCACCTCGCTGGTTACGAGGAGGCAGAAGTCATCCGCGCTCGCGCATCGAGCAGCCTGATGGGCTTTATCACCACAACTGAGGGTGAGCTGGGCACTGCTGAGGAGGTCTACGACGGCGACCGCGTTGATTCGTTTGCTCCTGGCAAATTTGCTTATTTGCAGCCTGGTGAATCTGTAACTGTGCCCCAGCTGGATGCCCCTGACGGGCAGTTCGAGCCGTTCACGCGCGGGATGCTGCGTGCTGTTGCTGCTGGCATTGGCACGAGTTACGAAAGCGTTAGCCGTGACTACAGCCAAAGCAATTACAGCAGCAGCCGCTTGGCGATGCTGGAAGACCGCGACAACTGGCGTTCAATCCAGCGTTTTCTGATTGAAAACTTCCATCAGCCAGTGTTCAACATGTGGCTTGAGATGGCTGTGATGGGTGGTGCTCTGAACTTGCCTGCTTATGAGGCAAGCCCTGAGCGCTTCCGAACTGTCAAGTGGTGTCCACGGGCCTATGGCTACGTTGACCCACAGAAAGAAGTTGCTGCTTACAAAGCCGCTGTGCGTTGCGGGTTTAAAACGCTGGCTGATGTTGTGGCTGAACAAGGCGGCGACCTAGACGATCTCTTGAAGCAACGTCAGACAGAGTTGGCGATGCTCGATGAGATGAACATCGTTCTGGATACAGATCCCAGCGAGGTCAATGGTGGTGGCGGTGTTCAGCCTGGCTTAGGCATGGGCGCAATCCCAGCCTTTAACGACACCGAGCGACCGGGTGAGCAAGTGCAGCAAGAGCCTGAGGTTGAGGAGATCTCTGAGGAGCAGGTTGAGCCTGTAGCTGAGCAGGAGGTGCCAGAAGATGGCGACGATTGAAGGCGTTGAGATTGACCTGATGCCTACAAAGGGCATGAAGGAAGAGGCGCAGCGTTATCGCGATTGGAAGGCTGATGGCGAAGCGGGTGGCACTGAAGTTGCGGCACGCAGGGCTACGCAGATTCTGAGCGGTGATGAATTAAGCGCGGATACGGTTATTGCAATGAACGCTTGGTTTGCTCGCCACGAAGTGGACAAACAGGGTGAAGGTTTCAGCCAAGGGGAAGATGGTTATCCATCAGCTGGCAGAGTTGCATGGGCGGCCTGGGGTGGTGACGCTGGAATGAGGTGGAGTGCCGGCAAAGCAGATAGAATCAAAGAAATTCGTGATAGAAGCATGGACACGAATAGGGCTGAACCTGATGAACTTCGGGTTGGCGATTTTGTTTCGTGGCGCGCAAGTGGCGGGACTGCTCGCGGCAAGATTGACCGCATTGAGCGTGACGGTTCTATCAACGTGCCTGACTCAGAGTTCACGATCAACGGCGATGCTGATGATCCGGCAGCTCTGATCACTGTTTACCGCGACGAGGATGGTGAGTATGAACCGACTGACACCAAGGTGGGTCATCGCTTTTCAGCGTTGACCAAGA